GTCGTGTGCTTCGTTTAAATAAACTACGTTAACAATATCATTAGCAATCATATTAATACCTCGAGTCTGCTACCCACTGAACAGTATAATAAGCTGTCCCTGTGGTTGTTCCGGCCTCGTACACAGTAAATCCATCTAAAGCGGAAGCAGATAGTACCGGAGTGTTGTCCATGCCACTTGCTACAACTCCTGTTAGTGTCATGGTTGGTGCTGTTCGTTTGGGTTGTGAAAATCTAGTATTGGTAAAGCGGGGATTTCCACTTGTGCTGTAACCACTCCAGAATGACAGTGACCCGTAACTTGTTGTAAGTGATTTTTCATAAAAACGTTGACACTGTCGAAGTTGGTGGGTATATGGAACATATTCAAAAACGGATGCCTGAGTCCCGACCTCCAACTGAACAGCAGATATTCGAAATTGGGCACTGGTTGTTTGCATTATCTGGGTTTGGTCTGATTTGCACAATTTGGGACCAGTTATCCACGACTCTGTGGTAGTTGTTTGTGAATCAGACCCAGCCGTAATAACAAACTCAATTACCAACCCAGCTAATGTAGTACTTTCCCAGGTTCCAGAAGTTGGACCTGTTATTGTCACAGTTTGTTTCTGAAATGAACCTGCTGTGGTTTGCGTATACGGTATAACATACGACAAATCATCTGCACTATTACGAATTGCTACATAATACGTTCCTGTTACAGAATGGGCAGTCCAGAACGACAATGTTACAGATTTAGCACTAGAACTTCCCCACTTTAACCTGAACGTATCATACCCCTCCACAAACATTTGTACTGTGCGAATGTCATTGGATGCCACAGTGGCTTGTGTACTCGATACTGACAAATTCAAATAATATCTTGCATCGGTACCCGCTGACTCGGTTCCAGCAATACCCGAAGTGTAACTACCGTTTGTGGTTCCACTGTAGTTAATTTTACAATTATCACAAGCATATCCTGAAGTATTACCCGATGCACTACTAAATTGACGAACATCAAAAGAACCATTTATAATCAAATTCTTTGTAAATTGGTTAGCAAAAGAGCCTGAACTTATTGCTGTAAAGTTACCACTGGTATCTAATGATGCTACTTTAGTATTGTCAAATCTGATATCCAAATTACTATTAGAAGAACCATCATTATGGATTGCCCACTCATCAGAATTTGCTGTATTACGTAATCTCAACACCGGATCTGCAGATGCTACGTTGGAAACTATATCCAAATATTGCCAACCGTTTGACGAACCCTGGACAGATACGATACTACTACTGCCACCGGCATCCAATGTTATATTGTTAGCAGATTCGACAATAACACCATCGGTCTCGTTTTGAACATATAATAAATTATTTGAAGATGATATGAATCCTGCACGACCAACTCTGCTATTTGATGAATTTCGAAAATCTAAATATGCAGTGTTTGTAACGTCTGCTGCTTGTCCTTTGATAATCACCTGCCCTGCATTTGTTTGTACGGGTCCAACAGCAGTAAAGTTTCCACCATCAGATATGGTAATTAATTCATCGTAGGTGCCATCAGCTTCTGGATCTGTTTGAATGCTTAATGCATTACTATTAGCCATCATCAAAAAATTTGAAGTACTTGAACTCCGATCTTTCCATTCGAGTGTGGGTTCAAAAGACTCAATTGTAATACCAGAATCTTCACCACCATCCGAAAAGTGCCCATCCGTGTAAACATGTAAAGCATTTACGGGCGTTGCTGGTAACGTCGCACCATCTGTTATAAACGCTTTGTTAGTAACAGATAGTGTTCCAATAGTTGCTGTCGTAGCATTAAACCCCGAATTTGCATTTAGGGTTCCTATCATCGAATCCCCTGATACTTCAACGTAATTTCCATTGACCGCTGCAACCGAATCGTCTATATATTTTTTGTTAGGAATGTCTTTATCATTAACAACCAATCCAGCATATGTGGTTGCTGTGATTTGTGATTGTATTAATCCATTTGATTGTATCGTCAACAATGCTGTTTCGGTTCCTATTGTTCTGGAACCTTTACTGATAATTAATGAACCATCATTTGTATTATCATCATCAAATACAACATATAGTACACCACCAGATGTAATCAACCCAGCACCACTTAATCTAATGTCGCCGCCTGCTGTGTGATCACCATTGCCTTCATTTAAAAAGACATTACCAAAGTTTACTGTTCCTTGTAATTTCATTACTATCCCTTACTGTGGTTTTGCTGCAATTAATATGGTAAGAGCATTCCAAGCGTCAATTGGTGTTAAGTGTTCTTGAGGTAAATCTCTAAGTTGTTGTCGCCAGTTTGAATATTCCAGTTTCAGTTCTGTAGACAGTGGAGAATCAGGTACCTGTGTCCAATCAGTGAGTTTTAGTTCAAAATCTCTGGCGGAACGGACAGTATTCCACTTTTCATCATCGGATTTTACATCTGTCCAAATTCCATCTATAACCATAAAATGCGACAGTTGCGTATCATCAGGTTTTGGAACCCATACAATATCCCCTGTGTCCGTAACTGAATCCATTATACCACCATCGGGAATGTCAGCATCATCTGCCACTTCTATTGCTTCAAATGTTGTTTCATCCAATCCAACTGATAAAATGTTGGTTTTTGAAACGAATTGTTTTGTTGTTTTGTTGAAAATTATAAACATTATTAATAAACCCTATGTGCTATAATATGAAATGGTGTTCTACCAGCCACGTCCGTGTCCCACCCACCCGGATCTGGATCCATTCGAACTACTACGGAGCCGTCAGCTGGTGCCTGAACAATCGCGGTGGCTGAAAAGGGTGGGTGACCATCTGTCCAATCTGTCAGTTGAGTGCTCTCAATTGATTTTAATACGGTTCCACCCGTTGTTTGCATTACCATGACGGTAAAACCGGGGCGGGCAGTTGAAAGCCAATGCTGAAGCCACCCCGATGCGGATATAGCATAAAACCCATTCGCAATCAATCCAGTAATAGTATCACTACCTGTGGCTGCTTCTACCCAATGTCCGAATCTATTATCAACGTGTTCTTTGGTTACCAATTCATTTGATGATGGGTATACATCGTTTAAGTTATTTACAAATACTCTATTACAAATTACATTACCAGTCGTTGCTGTTACAGAAAAAACTTCTTTATCCATATAATTAACATACAGTGGATCCGAAGTAGAATCTCTCGTGACCACGCTAATGGCTTTCTCGTCACCATTATCATCACCTGGTGTTATCAATAACCCACCACCATCAGTACTATACCTTGAATCAATTCTTGCACTATAGTGTTGGGGACTAGTTGTCCAAGACTCATCATATCGAAGATGTTGTCCAACATGCAACGTACTTGAAGTTACTTCACCATCATCTGCATCAGTCAGAAATCCCTCATACGTTTTTATCTGTGTAAGTGATCCAGCATCATTAATTCGCAATTCATTACCTGAACGATTGGTTACTATGTCCCACGAACCTCCAACCGGGGAATCATTAATCCCGGGCTGTAATTTTATACCAACCTCAGCATCGTTGGTAAATTGGTTAGTCACCAAGGTACTTTCAGCGGTTGTAACACGTATACCATCTTGTTTGGAAAATGAAATCCTAACATCACTGTTCGGTGAATTGTCTGGATAAATTTTAAAATCATCATTGTGGGTGCTAATAGACCACACCGTTTCACCATTAACGAAATTCGTATAATCAGTTGCTGATGTTACATCGGACACCAACGCGACACTGGCGTGTCTGGTTTGGGAACCAATGAACATTGTCCCATCAGTTGACGAATCAGAACTGAATATAGATGTACCATTGGGTTGTAACTGAACACGAGTATCATCATTGTAACGAATACTTAATTCATTACCCAACGTATCGTCGTTGTGAAATGCCCAATCGTTGTCATTGGATGTTTGTAACCTAACGGCTGGAGCATTTCCTGATACGGTGGAAACTATATTAAGATTTATTTCTCCAGTATTCTGAACAAACATTTGCCCACTTTCGGGATAACAATATATGCCATCTGCTGCTCGTAAAGCAATATCATCAAGATAAGCGTGAATTACCATGTCATCTTGTGTGGTGGTAGAATCACCAATATAACCAACATGTGTTCCATCTGCATATTTGAAAAATATTGAACACTGGTTTGATACGTCACTTGCGGTCCCATACAAACTTAATGGTACAGTTCCAGCTGATAAATGAACCACATCATAAAAAACCGTGGGGGCTTCCACATTTAACGGACCGGTGATGGTTCCGCCCTGTAACGGAAGATATTGTTCAGCAGAAGAATGCCAACCATCATACGGGGCAATGTTAACATCATCAACACCCAATGTGCCGACAGAATCTACGACATAAAACGTTCCATTACCATTTGCTGTCCCTTCATCTACTTTAATAAGGAACCCATCAAATTCCTCAGGAGAACCCACCGAATCCATATCATCAGCGCGAGCCCAAATCCCTGTAGAAGCAATATAAATTCCGTTATCAGCAGCATTTGTTTGACCCATTACCAATACACGATCACCATCTCCTACAACAACACCATCGATTGTTTGAGGTGCTCCGGACATTACGATATTAGTAGTAGCAGCGGCTTTAACTGTTTCTTTCCAAGAACGTCCTTCAGTTTGATAAACCATTAATTGACCGATTCCAACACCATGGAAATTCGGATCATAATATAGGTCTTCATCGCTGGGTAGATCAGTAGATGCTGATGTTAGTGTTGCCCACCCCGATCCATCATAAAAATACAGTTTGCTGTCTGTTTTATTAAACCACAATTGACCCTGAACAGGTTTATTGATTCCGAAATTTGGACCTAAGCCGATGTCAGTAGAGTCTTGTGGGTTTGCAGGGACCACGCCGGGTTTTTCTGGGCAAGCAAATGATTCGGCAAGACGTAGGAAATTTTCATCAACTGCCTCGCCCCATTTACGAGAACCGTTGCCGAATAATCTCAAATCGGTAGTATATTCTGTACCGAGAGGTCCGTTCTCAGTAACAGGTTGGATGGTAAATTTTAAAACCCCATCCGTGTTTTCGATAATATAAAGTTCCGACATGCAAATACTCCCCTGCTGTTCAAGGAGTATTTATAAGTTAAGTTTCCTAACTAGTGTCTTAATAACCTTCAGATCTTCTTCATGTTCGATGAATTTTTTCTTCCAGTAATCAGCACGGATGATGGTTTGAAGTATCATCTGTTCTTCACTTGTGGTGTTTTCTGTAAAGAATTTTAAAAATTTAGGACTGTTGATTAGAAACCATGGAGAGAATCTTCGCTCTCTTATTAACTGTATTACATCATTCGGTGTCAGTATATCAAATATTTCATTTTCATTACATTCAGCCGCTTCTGCGATTTTTATTATCATTTTAATAGTATCACTGGCATGCTTTTTTGGTTCCACACGATAATCATAATGCTCTAAATATTTAGCATATACTTCATCCCTGGTCCATATTGTTGGCATTATTCGTTTGGTTACCATCAATTTAATGAAAAGGTTATTGTCAGGTAACTTAACACGACGAACAAATTCAGCGAATTTATAAAACGACGTAAAGAATTTTGAATGAAGAAAAGCGCTTGATTTGGGAACAATCTTACGTTGTGCACGCATCCACTCTTGATAAAACCCCCACGCTGCTTGACCCACAACAGAACGAAACTGTTCATCTCGAATCATTTGTTTACACTTATGCTTCAGAAACCGATCTTCTCGAACAAATTTCTGTCCACAAAATGTACATTCAAATTGGTAATCAGGCATGTTTCTCTTACATGGTGGAAACTCGAAAAAAGATGGGTATTCTGCTAACCTTTATTTTTTACGTTTTTTCAATTCGGCTTTGATTTTAGTCAATTCCTCCTTCTGCAATCCTTGCGATTCTGCCATCACTATGATATCATCGTTTGAAATGAGCGGAAGAACATCCAGAGCATCCGACTTGCTATATTGATAATACTGTTGAATTACAGTTAACGTCAACGGAAAGGATGATTGTTTCTTTCCTTTTGCTTGCCATTTATATCTTCGAGATTTACCCGAAGATGCAATCGTCATCAAATCGTACAACAACTTGGGGTGCGAATAAAATGGAAATACAAACGGATTTAACAATTCATTAACAAATATGATTTGTTTAGCATCTGTGGTTCCAGTCATCCAACGCATTATTACTAATGGTTGGAATCCCTTCTTTTCTTCATCTGTTAACTCATCATAAAACTCAACGTTTTTCTTGTTAATGTTTTCAAGTGTCTGAAATATGTCGAGTTTCTTTTGAGTCATTTTGGTAAACTTATTCGCTTGCCACAAAATTTACAAACTACATGATCTTCTTTCATCACCAATTGGTCCGAGGGATGAATGCATTCATTTACCATGGTTGCTCGCAATTCAGCCACTTCATCGAGAATTGGCTGCTTCTTTTGAAACAATTCGATCATCTGTTCTTCAATAGGAGAAAGTTTAGCTAACAACTTTTTCATATTTTTTAACTTTCGATTCCACGACGTTTTTTCACTGCGATTGGCCAAATTGGCGATCTTTTTTAATGTTGTATTATCAACCATTTATTCGCCCACTATTTCCATAGCTCGATCAAAGTCGGACTGGTTTTTATCAACAAATCTGATTTCGAAATTGGTAGGGGTTGACAACTTCTCATATTGTGAGCTCGACATTTTTACCAACTGGTCCATCAACGATTCTCTTTCTTCGTTGCTGTTTTTTTCCGATCTCAACGCATTAGCCATGTCACGCATGTACAGTACCCAGGGGGAACTGGCTTGATCATATGTGGGAGTCGGGGCCTTAAAAACGTTGTCTTCATCTGTGTTGGAGCGAGTGAGACCTTGGACACCATTATCGATAGACCCACCCAATTGACGAGAACTGTTGCGGGCGTACAATTGGGTCGTTTTTCTTTCACGTGACTGGAAATCATCGATTTGTTGTTGAAGTTCTGATAACTTACACGTTAGCTCATTAACTATGTTTGTCAACTGTTCCACATCTTGGGTGAGAGAAGAAGCAGAACCGGACTCCATTAGGCCAATTTCAGGGCCCGTAACATTTGCAATGGTGGTTAGCTGAACACCACCACTGTTTGTTGCGACAGTCGCCTCAGATAAAGCCCATTCCCGATATTCTGGATGGGTAGTATCAGGTATAAAAGAAGGCCTCCAACTATGTTTCGGTGTTTTATTGGTCAATTTGCTCCAACCACAGTCTGAGGGTTCTTGTTCTTTAATTGATTCGGTTAGGTCTTGTTTGTCTTCACCCCGTTCGAACCATTCATTAAAATATTCACGTTCCATATTATACCACTCCTTAAATTTGTCCTAATCGTATTGTGCATGCAGCAAAATTAATTTCTCGGTCTGCTACTAACGCGTCCTTATATAAATGGTCAGATACTATAACAATAGCTGCTTCCCAATTATCCGTTATGTTGAACTTTGGTGATTTGTCGAGATTTTCATAGAAAAATCTATACATCGATTCCCATTCTTCGCCTTCTATGTTACTACATACAAGATTTCTTATTGCTGGCCAATTATCCTTTTCCAGCAAATCCAGTATTTCAAATTTATAATCGCTTTCCTTTTCTTGAATCGTAACATCTGCTAAAGTAGCATCTACCGTATGTTGTTGTAGGGTATTAATAATTTTTCTGATATCAGGATACCCTACTGAAACATATTTGTCAAGCACATCTATATTAAAGTTGACCTTTTCCTGTATCAGAATTTTTGCTACCGCTTCAGTAACATCATTCTTATCTGGTGTTTTAAACTTGTAATGCTGACAACGAGATTTGATTGCGGGGATGATGCGATGTTCGTAGTTACAGGTGAGGATAAACCGTACGTTATTAACATACTCCTCCATTACGCGGCGAAGCACTGCTTGTCCGTTTGGAGTGATGTAATCCGCTTCTTCAAGAATCACAACTTTAAAGTCTCCCCAAGCAAACGAGCTGGCAAATCCTTTAATCTTGTCCCTAATCACATCTACAGAGTTTTCATCCGAACTGTTAATGATTAGTACATCTTCTTGGTTTACTTCAAGTTCATTAACTAATATAAAAGCAAGACTGGTCTTACCAGACCCTTGAACTCCAGATAACAACAAATGAGTAATGCTCCGCTCAGAGAGCATTTGCTTAATCTGTAATTCGTGAGATGGTTGCTGAAAGATATAATCAGAAATCCGTTTTGGGCGGTATTTTTCCACCCAAAGTTCTTTAATACTTGACATTTATTTTAAGTCCTTTTAGGAGTAATTAAAAAGACTATAAGTGAAAACAATTCGAATATCAACTACCAGTTGGGTTTCGCATTTTCGTTGTCAATGCTTTTTTACTTAACATTTCTTCGAATGCTGCTTTTTGTGCAAGTTCAGCGGTAGTTAGTTCACGGTTGTTCATTGCATTTTTAAATTCTTCCAACGCTGCTCTGATCCCCCTTTCGGATATGTCATCCAGTTCATGAGTATCATCGTCGTTGGTATCGTTGGTAGGATTCTGATTACGTACACGTGAATTATCAGCCTTGGTACTGCGTGGAAGATTTTTGTGTTCAACAAAAGCAATGTTGGTTCCAATAGTTAATATAATCGCTAGCGGATCAAATGCAAATATGATCATAAATATTAACCACTTTGTCGCATCATCTGTATCACGACCAAATGCTTTCGCTATGTAAATAATCGGTCCAACGTGCAATTGTTCTTGCAACGCTTTCTTTTTTAACTCATCTAACTGAAGTGATTTGTCACGAATTTGTTCATTAAAGGATGCTATATTAGATTGGATACTGTCCGTTTCACTTCGATACGATTCCATTAAACGTTGACGGCCCGTAACATAATCTTTAGGTAACCCCGCTATATCCGCGTCTATTTGACGTTTTCGACTAATATTTTCTTCTTTAAGAGCTTTGAGTTCTTCACGCTGATCTGTTAATATATCTATATCAGTGTTGATTGAAGTGAGCACGTGAATATCTTGTTGATAACTATAAGATAATTTACCGAAAATACCAGCTGATGTGATCACCATCAAAGCTACTATAGCTGTAATAAGATATACACGCATTAGCACTGATATGGAGTACCAATATCTATATAGAAATGAAGCGGACATTAACTTTCCGGCTTCGAGTACTGTTCCCATTATAGCAACAGCAACAAACGATCCAGAAAATACTTCTGCCAATCCCCATATACTAAAAAAGGCGGCGGTTGATGCGATTGATAAGGTTATTATCAATAAAAGTATAATAAAAACCATTGCTAATCTCCAATAGCCATTATATAATCACTATTAGTTTTCCAATAAGTTTCATCATTAACCTTAACTCCTGAAGTCCATTTCAGGGGTTCGATTAATACTCGGCTTCCAACAGCGATGTTATCTGGTACTTTTTTTCCTACAAATTTAACGATAGCCCATCTGGGCAATTTCGCAGATGAATCATACGCTTCCTGACCACCTACAGTAAACCCCCAGTTGGTGGTTTCCTTAAAATGTAACTTACCTTGCGCACCACGAACCATATCATCCTCGAATTGAAAGAGGATTCCGTCACCAAGAGGTCTTAACTGTGTCATTTCGTATCACCTTCTATTTTAGGTCTTGCCTTCTGTCTTGTTTGTTTAACTGCTGGTTCTTTTTCTTCTACTGGTTGTTTAACAGCTACTTCCGTTTCAGGTTGGGGCATATTAGGGTCAACATCAATTTTTTGGGGTTGCGGTTGAATGGTTTTTACTCTGCGGCGTAGGCGTTTATCAATAAAATCCTGTCGCGCGCGTACTTCCGTTGTTGTTGGAGCTGAAGCAATTTCTTCCTTAATTCGTAATAGGTTAAAATCAACAACCTCTCCACGTGCACTTTTTACTTTCTTCATAAATACTGTACTCCGAAATTATTTAATATCATTTATGAAAGAATTCGTTGGGGTCTAATTGAAATTCTACACTATCAACATCGTGGATTCCAATTAAATATAAAACATAGGATGAGGTTCCACTACCTCTACCAGTTCCCCATATCACACTTCTTTCGCAAAGGGTATTTATGATATATATTAAAGTGCGAAGAAGGGTATAGTCATCCAACTCTTTGAAAAGTTTTAATTCGTGAGATATTCTGTTTTCTCGAACAAAACTATTCCCCACATCAAACTTTCTAATTTTACGTTCTTCTTCCCATTTCTTCGAAATAAAATCAACTATATCAATTTCTTGAAATTCTAAAGGAACATTCCAATCAAAATCCAAGTCACGCAAACTTTCTTTTGTTGTAATGTGTTTACTGGGTGGGTGCATCTGATTATATTGTTGTATTCCTTGTGTTACTTCATCAACAAATAACCCATCTAAACAATCTGTTCCATTTGAACATATAAAATTCAGCATACCTGATTCGGAGACAGTAGAATCCCCATCATACCACAATACCCTATCGTTTAATTGTGTTTTTTTAGGTGAAATCACTTTCATAACCACCGGACGAATCTATATCAGGTGTTTTTACCACACTCTGCTCACTAATGGCTGACGGTGGGGGTGTTGGGGGTGGTAATGCGGTTCCACCTCCAGGTACAGGAAACCCAGCAATACCCTGTGGTGTTCGAGCCTGCGCCTGATGAGATGGTCCTGGAGTCGGATTAGTCACAGTTGGTTCTATAATCAAATTAATTTTATTTCTGGTTAACTGCCACTGGTCAAGGGAAGGGCTCCAATCCATTGGTTGGAGTTCCTCGACACCTTCGAGCCATGCTCTAAATTCTGCCAATGATATTTTCTTTTTGCGTTTCGCTGCCATGTGTATACCAATTTTAATATTATATTGTGTTTATACAACTCAAGTGTTTTGATGTTATATTACATTAAATCCCCAAGAACACAATCCTTTAAGTACTTAGTGTAAGTATCGGACGGGGATATATTAATCCATGATGTTGGGCTTATAGGATGACACATCATTTGATGTTTATTGAGAGATGGTCCCACAATAGTCATCCTAGACTTATAATCGGTTACTGTTACTAATTTCGGCTCTACTTTTGATTCATCCGGTCCATAAGTAAATGCTTCAAATTCGGAACCAGCAAGAGCAGAAATTTCAACCACATCCAATTGGGATGTCTCAGAATCTACAATCAATATATTCCAAATTGTGGGAAGCCAAAAAGAAAACCCGTCAATAACCAATTGCATTGCTGGACTTGTTAATTCCTCAAATACCAATAGTTGAGTTAGTGTAAAATCCCGCATCGTGGAATCCAGTATCCAATAATATTCGCACGTGTTTGGGGCTTGGATATCATCCAAGATAATCGGTGAGTTGTGTTCATCAAGTATAAGCATTGTGTTATTATATTCCCTGTCAACTCAAAGGTCAACACTTGTTCACATTAATTTTCTTAATCACATATGGGTATTTTGCTTCTTCATAAAATTGAATTCGTTTATTCATGTGACGTTTACTATATTTCAAATCACTACTAATATCCACCATATGGACAGAATCTTTATCCTTAGCTTTTCTTAACCCCCTACCAACAGCCTGTATCACTCTGGTAAATGATTTCCCAATATCAATTGTCACTAAATTGAATATTCGTTTGATGTTTAACCCTGTTGATGCAATTTGAGCATTGGCTATAACAATCAAATTATCGTTGTCTGCAAACAAATCATATACTTGTTGACGAACTTCAATGTCATCCTTTCCATACAAAAATTGAGCACCAGGAGTTATTTTTGCTAATTTTTTTCCGAACTGGATACCACTAATTAAGCACAGCACATTACCCTTTTCTTGTAAACTTCGACCAACCAGATAATTGCTCATCCACGCTAATCGATTCTTTTCTGTTTGAATATACTGTTTCTCAGATGTCCAATCTGGGAAGTACGCGTTTTTAAATTTGGTGTATGAAGGAACTGGAGACAAATCAGGATTTTCTTGTAAGAATTCTTTATATTCACGTTGCAAATCAACTTCCAATGAAATAACATCAATATCAATTTTGGATAAGTAACCCTGATCAATCAATTCATGTGCTGGAATTTCAAACTGAACAGTTCCCACTGCTGTTTCAATAGCCATTCGATCCACAGCATCTTTCGGAATGGTTCCCGTTACACCAAATCGATATGGAACATTTTTTCCGTATTCGTTTAATATTTTTTGTAGCGTGGGTCCTTTAATTCCGTGGCAGTTGGAAGCTACCACACC